GCTGTTGCATGATGTGGCCGATAATTGCGATTATGTCAGAAAAGACGGCAAGTGGAAGTTCGAAGGACTCTTCACGGAGAACGACCTTACCAACAAGAACAATGCCGGCTGGGATATCGTGCAGATTCGCGGCAACGTCCATAATGGAATTGCGAGCGGGTTCTATTGGATGAACCGTGCCGGTGATTGGCTTAATTGCAAGCCTTGGGATACAAGTCGTGTCATGAATCTTCCAGACCGTCTGAAAGCGAAAAACATCGACCTTCACTTTCCGTCCGACACTCCCAATGTATTGCTGCAAATCATCAACGATTCGGTCGCCGTGCGACCGTACGCAGCCCATCCATTCCGTAAAGGGGAATGGCTTTCCGGCAGTTTCTCCTACCAGCTGGCGTAGTCCGATTGAAGGGCCTAGCCGATATTGTAGGTGAAAATGGGGGAAACGATGCGAGACCCTGAAGCGCCACCAGCATATTCGATGTACACGTTGCCGTTGTCTGCAACGCCTGCAATGGTCGGAAAATAGCTGTCTCTCGTTGGTGCATAGACGCCTTCGGAGTTTGCCGGATAGAATGCGGTGTTATTCACCTGTCCAACAACCGCCTTCGAACCCCAGCCGGTCAGATTGATGTTCGCGGTCAGCAGGTCGATGTTTCCTGTACCGCCAGAAGCCCACATATGCACCTTGTTCGTACCGAGGTGAATGTCACGCCACGGCATGTTCCATCCACGCCACTTGCCGTCTTTTCTGACATAATCGCAATTATCAGCTAGAATGGTGTCACATGAGCACTGACATCATCGTTGCCCTAGTGACCGGACTCTGCGCCATTGTGGTCGCGGCGGTCACTTGGGCGCAGAACAGACGCGGCGATTTGAGCGAAGCCTATCGGCGACTCTCTGAAGCCCAATTGAACATGCAACAGGAAATCGACCGGCAGGACGAGAAGCTTGCCGCGTTCATCCGCGAGCGCGACGAACTCCGCTATCAGGACGATTTGAAAACCTCCTACATTCGGGCGATGGGACATTGGCTGGGGGAACTCTGCAATGTTCTCGACCCGGAGTTTCTGAAACGGTATCCGAAGCCAAGACTTCCCGACGGGCTTAGGAGTATAATAGAACCGTTGGAAAACGACAATACTAAGGAGCAGAATATTGTTCACTAAGGATTTTTGGGTTGACACGTTGGAGCGTGCAATCCGCACCGCATGTCAGGCCGCATTGTCTGCCGGAGTGGTCGGCGGCGTCGGCCTGTTCGACGTGGATTGGACGAACGTGTGCGGCATCGCCTTGGTCGCAGCTATCGCCAGCGTGTTGACGTGCGTGGCGTCGAGCGGCAAGACCGATTCAATCAGTCCGGCCTCGTTTGTAATGTCCGACAAGGCGAAGGTGACCGGCAAGCATATCGCAAGCAATGAAACGGAGGTTTCTGAATAATGAGGTTTGTGGACATCAGCAATTGGAAGGCCGATTGCGACGTTTCCAAGATTGACGCCGATGGCGTCGTGGTGCAGTGTACTTGGGGCGCTGGCGAGCTGACGACCGACAACGGCATCGTCGAATCCGTGTGGACTGGCGCTGACGCGAAGATTCAGGCCGCGGCCGCTCGCGGGTTGGCCGTCGGATACATGCACTACATTCGCGGCGTGAACGCTTCGGAGGAGGCGTATTTCTTCGCCAAGAGCACCGAAGGCTATCTGAAGAAGTTCGTGCCGTGCGTTGACTGGGAGCAGGCCGATAACGCCGCTTGGGGCGACCGCTCCTATCTTGACGAATTCCTCTACCAGTACATCCGTCTGACCGGCGTGAAGCCGCTCGTGTACGCCCAGCGTTCCGAAATCCCGTTCATCAAGGACATCTGCGGCAAGCATGACTGCGGCATCTGGGAGGCGTGCTACGCTTCCATGGATGCGGTCGGCTGGCAGGACGCCAACTCGATTTGGTCGTATGTTGCATATCCGATGCGCCAGTACACTTCGAACGGCCATATCGACGGCTATGCCGGTTCGCTTGACTTGGATTATTTCGCTGGCGACAAGGCCGCTTGGGACAAGTACGCCTGTGTGGGCGCGAACACTCCGGTAAATCCGGCTCCAGCCGTGGTGGTCTCCCCGGCTCCGACTGTGGTCGCCACCTCGTATGAGGTCGCCGTCGATTCGTTGAACGTGCGTACCGAGCCGTCGCTGAAGGGCAAGATTGTCGCCGACTACACTCGCGGCCAGCGGGTCGTGCTGGACGGTTGGGGCACCTATGCCGATGGTTTCCTGTGGGGCCGTTATATCGGCGCCTCTTCAGGTGAGCCGAGGTATGTCGCAATCGGCACCGATTCCGGCAGTGAATGGTATTTGACAATGTGCCGCTGACCTGATACAATAAGGGCTGTTGGTGGTTTTTACCAACAGCCCTCCTTTGGTTTCTCCCCAGCCCCCGCAAGGTTAATGCGGGGGCTTTCTCTTTAGTTGTACAGCCACACGCAGGCGACTATCGCCATGACGGCGATAGCCACATATGCGAGGAACACGCGGTCGCTCCACGCGTCGCAGACAATCAGGATGGCCGCTACGAGCGCGAGCAGAATGGTAGTGCAGACAATGAGTTTCAGAATCTCAATCATAATTCCGCCCCCTGCGCTTCCATCCTCCGCTTCATGCGCCACACCTTGTGATGTATCATGCGCCGCACGTCGCCAAATTTCAGCCCGTAGATTTCGGTCAGCAGGTCAATGCATATCAGCACGTCGGCCACTTCCTCGTACAGGTTCTCGATAAGCTCCTTGCGGTCGACCTTGTTGTTCGGGTCTTCGGGATTGAAGCGTTTGAGCTTGCTGATTGCCTGAATGAGTTCCGCGCATTCCTCCATGCATGTGGTGGTCTGCGTGTCGGGGCCGTACCATGCTATGCTCCGCATCTTTATGGCGCTTTCCTGCTCCGGGCTCAGATAGTATTTGCCGCTGTCACGCCAGTCACATTCAATTGCCACCGCGCAACCTCCAGCATGTTGTGCAGTACCCGTCGAAAAGCCATAATTCTTTCTGAGTGAGCTTCTTCAGGCAATGCTTACACAGAGTCGGGTCGAGGTGGGCCAGTGCTCTAAGCATCTTGATACTCCAATCCTTCATCCTCATCCGTAAACGCCGAGTCGATTTCCCTCTTGCAGTCATCGCACAGCATTTCCGGATACCATTCCTCCAACGTCATATCACGCCCGCAGTTCAGGCATTGGCGAGGTGCTTTCATATCAAACCTCCACCGCTGGCTGTGGCGCGTTCTGATGCTGGTAGTGGCCGACCATGCCGTACGGTTTCACCGAGGCGGCGTTCAAGTATTCGAAAGACACTTGGCCGATTCGCATGCCGGGCTTCAGCATGATGGGGAAATTATTCTCGTTCTTCAGTTCGACGGTGATGGTGCCGATGAATCCGGCGTCGATGAACCCGGCGGTCACATGCGTGCAGAGTCCGAGTCGGCCGAGACTGCTTTTCCCGTCGAACCGTGCCATCATGTTGTCCGGGAGGCTGATTTTCTCCACGGTGGCTCCCAGCACGAACTGGCCGGGCTGGAGCATGTAGTGTCCGACGATTCTGACGGGCTTGGTGTGGACGCCGTGCAACGTGTGGTCGCCGCCGTCCGCGTAGCCGTCCTCCGAATCCATGCCATAGGTGATGATGGTGTCCTGCAAGGTCACGTCGTACGAGTTGGGGTTCAACTGTTCTTCCGTGTATGGCAGGATGAGGTCTTGATGGTCCACGCACTGTTCGATGGTGATGTCGTTCAGCATTTCATTCTCCTTGTTCGCCGCAAAGGCGTTGCAACAGTTCGCTGTTGTCTACCGGTTTGATTTCGCACAGATACATTTCGCATGCGGATGGGTTTTTCATCTTCGCTTCCGCGGGGAACCGTTCTTTGAGTTCCCGCTCGGTCATGCCGGTGAGCTTGGCGAACATGCTCCATGTCCAAGGAGTGCTCTCCCATCCGCCGAACGTGGATTCCGAGACGATGATGGCGTTGCCGAGGTGCGTTCCGGTGAGGGCGTCCACGAACACGATTGCCACCTGCTCGTATGACGGTTCGTCTTCACTGAGTATGAAGCTTGTTTCACCGGACTCTATTTTCAGCCACTCCTCGCGGCTCACTTTCAGCCGCGTCACGTTGCGGTTGTCGCCGGTCATTCCTTCTCTCCCTCCTGCATGAACGCCAATGCCATGGTGAGATAGGCGATGGCGTCCAGATACGAGTCTTCCTTGCCATGGTCGTATTTGATGCGTTCGATTTTCAGTTCGGCCATCATGATGGCGACGTCCACTTCCGCATCGTCGCATCCGAACCACCGTCGCGAGATGTTGCGGAACATGATGCGCGGATTGCCGTATTCCTCGGCCTTCTCACCGTTGAGCATGTTCTTCACATGGTCGAGGTTGTCGGAGATGCGCGTGTAGATTGGATTATCCACAGTCGGCTGGTCGATGAGGATGTCGCATGTGCCTTTGACGGTTTTGGTGGGAATCGCCTTGTTGACTCCTTCCATCACGTCATCCCAGTTGTTTTTCGGTTTTGATGATGTCATCTAGGGTCTTCCTTCCTTCTATCACGTCCATGACCTTGCGGTTCCAAGACGTGTCCGGCACGAGTATGCGCTGTTGTCCCTGATAGGGGCTTCCGCGTCGCACCAGTCTTCGGTTGGCCTGCTCCCAGTCGGCGTATGTCCATGGGAGGTCGAGCCATATCTGGTCTTTTATGAGATGCTGCAATCCGTCCACGCCGGTGCCCATCGACTGCGGGTTGGCGACGATGAGCCGGTACCCTCCGCGTTCTTGGTCGGTCATGGCTAGGAACGTTCTCGCGTCCGTGCATGGCGTCCAAGTGCGGTAGATTTCGTCCCTCACCGCTTTGAACCGCGTCCATACGAGCAGTGGCGTCGGGTCTTCGCGTCTCTTGGCTTCATCGTAGACTGTTTTGAGTTTGGACACGCCGAACCAGTAGGATTCGCCGCGGTCTTCGGCCTTATAGGCGAAGCCGTCGTCGAGCTGGGCGAGTTTGACGGCGGCGGCGCTCGCGCTCGTCGCGTACACGTCTTCGGCCAGCTGGTGCGTGCCCGTCCACTGTTCGAGCGCCGCATCCTCCTGTTCGGTTTTCGGCGACGGGAGCCATTCGACTTCTGGCAATGGGTTGCCGCCGCGCCGGATGTCCAGCACGAGCTTCTGCAACTGTCGGCACGCCTCCTCGACCATGGGCTGAGAATACGTGTATTTGACCACTGTACGCCCTTGCACGTTCATCGTGTATGGTTTACCGTACCGTGTCCTGAAAGCCCCTAGAGTGCGCCAAGAATCGCCTAACAGGGCCATCCTATCCTTGGCGTGCGGGTACATGACGACCGTCTGACCGTACAGGTCCTCCAAGTCCTTCGGAGCGGGCGTGCCGGTCAGCATCAGCACGTCCTTGGCGAGGTCGCTGATGCCCTTCACGACCTTGGAACGCCCGCTCCTAGGATTCTTCACCATGTGACTCTCATCCACGATGAGGCTGAAACCGTCAGGCACCTCACTCAGCTTCGACGCCATGTTGTATGACACGACGAGGAAACGGTAGTCACGGGGCCATCCCATCTTGCGATAGTCTTCGATGGTCAGCGCCTTGCCGTGGGACCATTGGCCGATTTGCGGCAACCATGCGGTCTTCACGACGCTTGCCGGACAGATGACGAGGATATGTTCGGCGTCGTCCAGCAGGTCCATGCTGCGCTTCGTCTTGCCGGTTCCTGCCTCATCGAATATGAAAGCCCTCACTGCGTGTCCTTTCCATGCTCGGCCTCCCATGCGGCTATGCGCTCGCGGCCTTCGGGCGTCTGCCTCCACCTGCGCCAAGTCTGATAGCAGACGCCGTGTTCCTCGCGGAATTTCCTCTGCCACTTGCAGCACGCCTCGCGGGTCTCTTCGCGATGCCGCTTCCGGTACTGCACCCAATAGTCGAGCATCGCCTCATGGTGGGCGTTAATCCACTTCTTTTTCAGCTTCCGCTTATGCTCCGCCTTCTCAGGCGTCATGTCGGCGTATCGGGTGACGGTCTTCTTCTTTTCGGCGGGCGGCATGGGCTTGGGCTGGCGCATCTTCTCGATGTCCGCCCAAGCCTCGCTGTCAAGCCATTCCGTCACGTCACTCATCGTCGTGCCTATGCTCGATGAGGTCGAAGATTCTTTTGGCCGCTCCGATGATGACGAATATGACCGTCGTGCTTCCGAGCACCGACAGGAGGATGACGGCGAGCATGTGCAGGCAGTCCACTATGAACTCATGCATTCTTCTTCTCCTTCACCACGCTGAGCCGGGTGGTCGTCGATGTCTTCTTGAACGGGGTCAGGTCGGCGGGGTGCTTGGCGAAATACGCCTTGTAGTCGGTGGTGGTGCGCGTGGTCTCGGCCAGCCGCGCGACGTGTCCGGCGCATGCGACGCGCTCGCCGGGGTGTTCTTCCAGCCATGTGGAGAGCTGTTCCTTCAGCGCCTCATACCGGTCTTTCGCCTCCAACAGGTCGGCCAGCAGGTGCTGTCCGTCGTTGTCTGCCTCGTCCGGCCGCATGGCGCGCTCGTATTCGGTCGCATACTTTTCCAGCTTGCCAATGTCCATCACGTCCGGGACGACCACGATGTCCAGTGTCTCCTTGATTCGTTCGGTGATGTATTCCGAACTCATCGTCTCCCACGACGGGGGGCGTTGCGCGTAGATTATCTCCGCATACTCCGTGTCCATCATGCGGGCCTCTATCTGCGCTTGGGCGGAATACTGGCTGCGCTGTTCCGTGGCGAGGAACGTGTAGGACGGCTTGCTTCCCGTCTTCGCCTCGACGGTGTGGACGATGCCGCCAAAATCGCGGTATGCGGCGTCCAGTGAGACGTGCAGACGTCCGTCCGTGTAGAAGCTGTTGTCGTACCATGCGAGCTGCCCGTTCTCCAACTGGCTGACTGGAGTGTTCTTGCTGGCGATGGAGAGCTCTAGGTGTTCGGCGTACAGTTTGACGAGCATGGGCTCCCAGATGCTGCCGAACTGCAACGCCGACTGCACTGCCGGAACGTCCGGCGGGGGGGACGGCAGCTGTCCGGTGGCGATGAAATGCGCGAGGCTTGACGCGCCTATCGTCTCCTCGCGGGCCTTGAGCCATGTGTCGCGGTCTTGGAAGACCTTGTATGTCAGATTTCTCTCGTCCATTTCATCTTCCCTTCCGAATCGACGACTAGGATTTCATGGTAGACGTTCGTCATGTCAACCAAGTTCTTGTAGAGCAGTACGGTGTCCACGGCCTTCTTGCCGTATAGGAGCATGACGTTCGCGTTATGTTCGGCGAGCGCCTTGAGTTCGCGGCACTGGTCCGGGCTGGGCTTTCCGACTGTGCGTTTCAGTTCGATGAACCACACGTTGCCTAGCGGGTCTACTGCGGTCACGTCGGGGAAGCCGTTGCGCGAGCGTCCTTCGGTTTTCTGCACGTACCAGTTCTGCTGCTCCAAGAGTCTGATGAGACGGTTCTGTGTGGCCGGCTCCAACGGCTCCGGCTTTTGCTTATTCAATCTCGTCATTGTCGTCCTCCTTGATGCGTACCGCGCTGACCCATACGGCGTATGTGCCGTCCGGCTTGCGGCGTGTCGCTGTGGCGTAGTCCACGCCCGGCTCCGTCCACGCCAAGAGGTGCTTGCGGATGTGGTATGCGGTGGCGTTCGCGACGTTGCGTTTCTTGTATGAAGTGTATTCCGCCCATCTGCCTAGATTCTGTTTGAGCATCGTGTTGAACATGGTGCTTACCCTGACTTCTGCGGGGGGGGTGTCTAGAAATTCCGTCATTTGTTTTCCTTTGGCTTGAAATATGCGGGCATGATTGATTTCGGAATGATTCTGCCTTCACGCTCCAAACGTTTCGCGTGCGGGAACAACCAGCCGCGCGACACGTTGAGCGCGCGCGCGGCTTGGTCTATGTTCGGGCATGTGGTGAGCACGTCAATCATGTCATCGTCGCTGTAGTGGATTGGCGCGTTCACTGTCTTAGAACTCCGGCTCCTCCTCGTCCACGCCTTCGTCGCTCAGGCTCAGCTGGGTGTATGCGCCGAACTTGTGGGGGGCGGGGGCGGTGTTCTTTTCGACTCGCAGCAGCTGGACGCCGGTCAGGAAGTAGGTGAGCTTGCCTTCCTTCGTGGTGCCGATTTTGAACGCGACGTTGGCGAGCGTGCCGTCGCCCGGCTCTTCGGTCAGTTCAACGTCGTTGGCGTTCTGGTCAACGATGCTGGGCTTCCACTTGGACGAGAGGTTGACGAGCCACTTGCCACGCTGGGGCTGGGTGCCGTCCTTGAGGGTGATGAGGTCCCCATCCTTGTAGCGGAGGTTGTCGCCATTGGCGCGCACGCCCAGCTGTTTCGCGGACGCGACGAGTTCCTTATGCACGTCTCCGTTCTTCGGGAACGAGAGTTGCAGCTGGTAGCTCGGTTCGATGCCGCGCTGTTTCGCCGCGTCAGACTGGTACTTGTCCTTGATGTGTACGAATCGGATTTCGCCTACCGCTTCGATTTCGAGCATGTCGTTTGCCATTTTGTTTTTCCTTTCAGTTGGCCCTTGCGGGGTGGTCAGTTGAATTCTTCAGTGAGAGAGGGACGGGGGAGGGATGTGGCGGTTTTGCCGTCATCGTCCGCGATTGTGGTCAGGCCAAGCAGATGGAGGAGACCATAGCGCCGGTAGTAGGTTTCGAAGCTTCCCACCTGCTGTGCGGCCGCCGCCGGATACGTGTAGCTGCTGCTCAAAGCCTCACCATGCTTCACCATGTCCGGGAGGCTTTCATACTCGTGCGGGGCCTCGTAGACGGCCACGGTGAGCGTGTTGTACACGGTTGGCATGTCGGTGTCCGCGCCGACTATCTCGCTTGAGCAGACGGCCGTCCAGCCTAGGCTGTGCTCCTCCATGGTCTTCTTGACCAGCTGCCATACGTCGTTGAGCGTGGCGTACTTGTAGCCGTAGCCTTCGGTGGTGCGTTTCACCGCCTCAACCGACTGCTGCACGGCTGCTATGCGCGTCAGCACGTCGTATCGTTTCTCACTTTCCATTGTTCCTCCTTTTTTCGAGTTCGTTTTCGATTAGCGTTTCATCCACGGCCATGCGGTAGGCGCGTTCCACGATGTCATCGTACTCACGCTGGGTGTGGGGGGTGTGTTCGTGGATTGCGTAGTCCGCTATCGTCGCGAGGGCTTTCCCAGTCGGGTTCGACTTGTAGTCGTCTATGCGACTCTGCCACACGTCGTGCCGTCCTTGCAGCCATGCGGCGAGCGCGTTCTGATAGTCCTTGGCCGTGTATGGCGTTGCCGTGTCGAGCGCGATTATGGTGCGCACGACGTCGGTTCCGGCTTCGAGCGCCCTATCGGATAGGACTGTGAGATATCTCGCGACATTATCGCGGAAATATTCGGAAGGTTTCATGTTCCACCTCATTTCCTTGGTTTCGTTTTTCCATTATATCAGGGCGCGCCATACGACTCGCCCGAAAACTTTCAGATATCCCAAAACATATTGGAGACCCATACACCTTGCCCGTATTCAATCGGCTTGCCCTCCAGCCACTTAAGGCAACCGTGCGGGGTGATGAGGGCCACGAGACCCTGACCGGCGAACGTGTCGTTATCGTATCCGCTGTCAATCCACGCGCGCACCATGTTCTTAGTGTCGCACTCATACGGGCCGTCCTCGAAGTCGTGGGCGATACCGTTGTGTGCGATATAGCCGCGCTCAGTGTGGAACGGGTGGCAGTTCTCAGGCGACACCGCGCCATGCGTGGCGAGACGGAAATGAATGAGACACGGGGCGCGCTTGAGACTATCCCAATGGCTGTAGATGAAGCCCACCACCTTCAGGGTGTCAACGTTCTTGAACACCCTCAGGCGCTCCCCATCCCACCAGCTCACGCCGCCCCCGTCCGGGTTCGCGTCACTCATGGCTAGGATGTCCTCAGGCTCAGGCATGGAGCCGGGCACGGCCGTAACGATTACACACATTGTTTTTACCTCTTTTCTAAACGGTGGGGGCGGGACGTTCCCGCCCCCGATAGTCTCAGTTGTTGCCGCGCGCGAGATTCTTGCGAATCTGCGCGTAGCGTTCGTTCAATTCGGGACGTCCGATGTGCTTGTAGATGCGCAACGCTGTGCGCTCCAGTGATTCCCTCGTCGGCGTGCCGTGGGACGCGCGTGCGATACGGCTGCGGATGATATTGTTGACCACCCGCGCGACGGTATCGCCTTCAGGTCTGTACAAGTATGCGTAACCGTCCCACACCGTCGCCCCGTCGTATGGGTGGTAGATGAAGAAGTTGCTCAGACTGCGGAACGTGCCGCCGCGTTCGAGTCTCGCGTCAACCATGCGCAAGTAGATGTGCAACGGCTTGAGATTGCGGGACGGGAACGCGTAGACGCAGTAGCCGCTGGCGAGGTTTTCCTCGACGCGCTCGCGGCCGCGCTCGCGGCGTTTCCCGTGCTCGCGCCATGCAATGATGGCCGCGGTTGAGTCGCCATGGCTCTTACGCGCGCGGCGCGACTCCCTCACGTTCTTCTCGACGCGGCGGCGGTTTTCGTCGGCGCGGCGCTCGCGCTCGCACTCCTCCTCCGCCTTGCGTGCGGCGGCGGCGCGGTGGGCGTCCGCAAGCCGTTCTTCGAGCGTGCGGCGGGGCGTGTCGGTCACGTTGTCGGCCACGCACGAAGAGTACTGTTCGATGGCGGCGGCCTCAATGGTGCCGCGGGGGTACTTCTCGAAGAAGCGCCACATGGCACGAATCCACTTGACGGCCGGGACGAGTTTGCCCGCGGTACCCGCATACCAGCAGTCGAACGTACGAAGTTCGATAGTGTCCGCGTGTTCGTCGTTGACGGCCACGTGCTTGCCCGTGTAGTCGCCATGGGTGAGGGTGCACCAATAATCATCACCCATGTGGCGCATGTTGAGGCGCTGGCATTGCGCGATATCCAGTCCGCGTAGCGCCCAGTACCAGCGGCTAGCGCACTGGTTTGGCGTGCGGGCAACGTGGATGTGGCCGCCCGCGTTCTCCCCGCATTCCGGGATGTCCTCAACCAACTCACGCAACGCGGACAGTTTGGACATGTCAAGGATGTTGCTCTGCAACTCAATGCCGCCCGCGTCGAGTGACTGGTCACTGTCCCAGCCGGCAACCAAGTCGGATTCCTTGACGCCTTCGGCAAACTCTTCGGACAGTTCGGACTCAATTTCAATCTCGACGCCGAACGTGAATTGGTCACCGTCCCCGAACGCGTAGGGGTAGACGTATTCCGGCTCCTTGACGTACTTCAGCACGTCGTATCCACGGTGACGCGGGCAATAGTAGTCTCCCAGCATGTCGCCCCCGCAGTACTTGCAGGGAACCGCGTCGCAATCATCGGCGTCGCAGATGCAGTAGTCGCCACTGTCGACGTCAACCGGCACGCCACACTGCGCGCACCACGCGGCCTCATCATCGAAGTCGTCGGCGCTGTCGACGTAACGCATTTTCCCGTTGTTGAGGCGGACGTAGAAGTCCTCTCCGGCCACGAAGCACTCGGCGTTACCGTCCGGCCACTTGGCGCAATACTCGCGGTACAGCCTTTGCGCTTGGCTGTCGCGCTTAATCCACTCGCCATACGGCTCCCCGCCTAGGATTGCAATTCTGTCAGCCATTTCAACCACTTCTTAATAACAGATGGCTTATGTTGTCTAGTGCCCTTGCTGGACTCGAACCAGCACGTGTGCCGCTAGGGCTGGATAGTCAGGCCGTCAGGGCGTCGACTATCCGCATCGTCTCTTCGTCCGTCGCGTTCTCGTCGGTGAGAGCGGTCACGGTTGGCGTGTCGATGTACACGCCATAGTTCGCGAGCGTGACCCACCTGATTGTGATGTCGCCTTTCCTCGCAATCACGTTGCCGTTGCGGACGTTCCGCAATTCGTATCCGCGTGCCTTCATGTTGTCGATGAATGTTTCTTTACGCATTTCAATCACTCCTTGGTTTGTATATCTTTGGTATACCATGTGGTATACGGTTGTCAATGTCGGCGTGTCGCGCTCACATTGCCTTGACGGTATACGTCTTGCTATACGAGGACTCGACGCCCGCGATAGGACGGCCGTCCTTGATGGCCTTGCGCAACCACGCCAGCGTGATGCCCTTGAATACGACGTCCGTCTGTGCAAGGAACTCCTTGACGTGGCGCAACGTGGTGGCGCTCAGATACCGCATGCCCACCTCGACGTCGTACGTTTCGGACTCGCCATCGGCGTACGTCGGCGTGACCTTCGCCACCACCGTGCCGTATGACCTGAGCACGTACTGCGTGCCGTGCTCCGTGTCCCAGCGTTCCACGAACGCCTTGCCATAGAACGACTGGCGCGAGTCGTACAGCGCCTGAAGTTCGAACTGTCCAAGATAGTCACCCATTTTAATCACTCCTTTGGTTGATGCTTTTAATATACCTGACTTGGCGTTGGATGTCAAGTGCGGCGTGTCGTTCGGGCGAACATGCCGCGCGCCAGTTCGACGTACGCCTTCGGGTCTTCGGTTGCGGTGGATGGCGTCAGCTCCCCGTCGCGGTAGGCGTACACCTCGCCCGACGTGGTGACGAACACCCCTTCTCCGTCCTTGATATATCCCTTGCCATTAAGTGCCTTGTGCATTTCGTACCTCCTTGGTTGATGGTTTTAATATACCGCATTTGGTGCCGTGAGTCAAGTCGGCGTGTCGTGAGAACTGTTCTCAATAACGCGACGTCGACGTGAACCCGGTTAAGGAGTGAACCCAGTTAACGCATGAACATGGTTAATGCATGAACGTGGTTGACAGATGAACACGGTTAATGCATGAACACGGTTAACAGATGAACACGGTTAACACATCAACACGGTTAACACATCAACACGGTTAATGCATGAACTTGGTTAACGCATGAACTTGGTTGATACGTTAACCCGATTGAGACGTTAACGCGGTTAACCCATGGACGCCGCCGACACGTCGACAAAACGAGAACGATTCCCAATAACAGACAGGGAGAGACACCCCGACGCAGGGGGGGGTGCCGGAAAAAGGACACGCCGGAGCCTCACCGCACGCCTTGCCAATTGCGCCGACGAGGGCGAATGGGCAATGGTGCCATCTGAGAGCGATTCTTTGGGGCCTTAGACGGGCTTTCACGCCGAACCCTAATACTTTTACATGCCAGCGCTAAAAGGCCCTCAGAGACGCCTTTATTCGATTCCACGCCTCCGGCAGTTGCGGCCATGGTGGATGCGGCCGTCTCCAGAAGGCCCGCGCGACCATTTTCCCGACGTCAGGAAATTGCTCCGCATGCGGCCATGGCTGTGTCGCAGTCCATGCGTGACACAGCGAAGGCCGTGCGACGCCGAAAATCTGCGGTCAACGGGCAATTGTGAAGATTCGGCCAGCCCGCGCCACGACCATCTGGGAATGGCGTCGTTCCAACGGTTTCGAGGAATCGGCGACCATGTTGGTCGGCGGTCAGGCCGTTGCTATTCGAGTAGCGCGGCCAAGTCATGCGAGGGCGTCTTGGTTTTGGCGGATTTCCAACGCTGAGCCTGTGGACAACTCAAGTTAGGGGCAATAGATTCTGTGATGGAACTGTGAATGAGTTGCGAGCTATGTGAAAATGTGACGAAAATCACAGTCGATTTCGATAAATTCGAGGGCCAATAGTCACAGCAAGTCCTTGACTTTTGGCGTGTCGAGGTGTATCACGCGTGCGCATGAGGCTGACCCCTCTCAAAGCCCAATAAGTGTAGTGTGTAGGTGTAGGTATATAAGGGTTGTTGTTGTTGTTGTTGTGTCCTTTATCTATATAAAGCGCGTGAGGCGCGCGTGCGCGCGCGCGTATACACCATCCGCCACACGGTTGTCAAGTCGTGTTCACATAAAAAAGGGCAAAAAAAAACCCTAGAACACTCGCCTACGCTTCCTACGGCCCACAAGGAGACTGGAAACCAAACGATTTCCGAAATGCCGTAGTTGCGAACTCTTGGCGAGTGTGCTAGGGTTGGGATTGCCAACGAAAACAACTCTACCACGAAGGAGACAATCATGTGTCACACTTTCCGCAAGCCGCAAGACCCGCCGGCCATCGACATCCGGCCGTACCGGAACATCCCGAACGGACTGGCCCGCGAGGTCAACGGCCTCACCTTGGCCGGACCGAACGACGAGTACACGTTCACCGACGCCCGGCTCCAGACCGTCGCCATGCCTGTCATGGACAAAACCGGCAAGCCCCGCTGGGCGGACGCGTACTACGACGCGTTCTGGTCGCTCAGAAACGGCGACCTGCGCCTCGACGAAGCTGGCGACACGATGTACGCCCGCGACACCAACTGGCTCGGCGGCGACATGCCGAACACGTGGCATCCAATCTCCAGCCTGTCCGAGGAGTTCGACTTCCCTACCGGCATCCACGCCGTCCGCAACCTCGAACCGATGTTCCGGGCCGAAATGCTCAAACTCCCCCGCCTCGTCCGTGGAATGCGGTTCGGCAACACCGCCTTCCATCCGCAAGGCAAGCGCACCGTCGTGGTCGGGAAAGCCGACGATAACGGCGCGTACCTGTACGTGGACGATAGCCTATGGCTGTACGACTCCAAGAAGACCAAGAAAATCGTCGAACAGGCCAACAAGTTCATCGCCAAGCTCGCCGCCGACGATGACGCGAGCCGCGAAAACCTCCTCCGCATGTTCGCAACCCCCTTCCTCGAACCGTACAAGCATCTCTTCTACGTGTTCTACGGGCACGGCGGCGACGGCAAGAGCTTCCTCCTCGGACGCTTGGGCGACGCCTACCCGGACAAGGCCAGCGGCATCAGCGTCAAGGCCCTCAACTCGACGAGCGTGTTCGAAAGCGGCAACGAGGCGCTGAAGCTCGACGGACGCTATTGGGCGTACGACGAGGAAGGCGACATGCTCACCGACAAGGACATGGGCATCATCAAGCGCATCGCCACCGGCGACACCATCCACGCGCGAAGCGTCGGCCGCAACAGCGTCAACGTGCGCTCGCAGGCCACGCTCGTCATCGCAAGCAACCACCCGCTCGCCACAAGCAACGGCGACGCCAACATGCGCCGCCTCGTACCCGTCATGTTCGCGGGCCGCAAGACCCCTGAGCAGATGCAACCATTGGCCGACTTCATCGACAAGTACGGCATGACCCCGTTCATGCTCGCGAGCGCGATGCTCTGGGCCGACAAGCCGTTGGACGATGACATCCGCCGCGACATCAGCTTCAACGACTCCGAGCAGGAGCTGGACGAGCGCGCCATGTGGATTGTCAACGAAATCTGCGAGAACGGCTTCGCCGACACCCGCGCATGCCCGTATCTCGGCCATACCAGCGGCGACACGTACAAGATGCTCGGCGTCGGACTGCGGAGCAAGCGCATCGACGGCAAGGTGTGCTCCGTGCGCGTGGTCATCGACGAAGACCGCTTCGCCCCCTACCGCGAACGCTACGAGAAGGAGATGAACGAAAGCCGCCTCCCCCTGCTCGAAGACCTGCCCGTGCCTGAAATCCAGACCGACATGGAAAAGCGCCTCACCGAAGACGGCGAAATCGTGAACGTCAAGGCCCCCGAAGGCTTCAAGCTCCACAAGGAGCCGACCGACCCGGACAACCCGAAGGCCGTCCGCAACTGGAAGAACGGCAAGCAGGAGGATGTCGTGGAAATCGGCCAAGGCGACGTGTACGCCGTCATCCCGCAACCCGGCAACATCATCCTCGACATGGACGCGCCGAAGGACGAGCACAGCCGCCACGGATACAACATCCTCCGCCCCATGCTCACCCCGACACTCATGGTTCACACGCCGACGCACGGCGGCATCCACGCCTACTACCGGCTCCCGGAAGGCTGGACTGGCAAGCTTAAGAACACCAACCACGCCGACGGCATCCCAGTCGACGTGAAGGTGGACGGACGCGGCTACGTGCTCGGAGCCGGTTCCAACATCGAAGGCGTCGGCTTCTACCGTCTGGTGGGCGACGAGACCGAAGTGCAGGAGGCCCCGGTCGAACTGCTCGAATGGCTCGTCAACCACGGATACGGCGTCGAACCAATGCCGAAGCCGACCACCGCCGTCAAGGAGGGCGCGCCGCGCAACGGACGGCCCGACCTCACGCCGGTGCCCGAAGGACGCCGCAACGACACGCTCTACCGGTGGGCGTGGGGACGCCTCCACAACCACGAGGACAACGAGGCCAGCATCCACGACGAACTCGTGCTCCGCGGCCACATCAGCGGACTCGGAGACGCCGAAATCGAAGGCATCTGGAAGAGCGTTAAGGAAACGGCTTGACGAATCCGATAGGACGCCTGTGCGACACGGGCGCGCGACATGGGGCGGACGTGACAATCCGCCCCCTCGGACGTTGGCTGTCATGCGTCTACGAATGCCCGCGATGCGGGCGAGCGCTCGCCGCCGCCACCATCACCGATGACGGCCGCGTCATGTTCGGCCATCGGACTAGAATAAGAACCACGCGCAGTGCCGCGCTGGCCTGCGCCATCATCGGACGAACCCTAGGAAAGGAGCATGGATGCGCGAACCATTCAACACAATCGCATACGGAGCCATCGCCGTCATGCTGACCATCATGTTCGCATGGGCGTGGTACGCCGAATACGCGAACACCCCGGTGCATTACACGACGATTCAGACGGTTGACGACGGCGGATTCGAACACGACTGCCTCGTGGCGACCTACAAGAAGGAGATGGCGCTTGACTGCACCCATCCAAACGATTGAGAACCAAGCCCGTTCAATACAAGGCGAACTCGGACGGCAGCTCAAAGCGCTGCCCAACGATTTCGACAATCCGAAGACGCTGAAGGCGCGGATGGACCTGCGCAGGGCGTATAATGCTGCTACGGACATCGTGGAACTCGCGATGCGGCTCAGACTGGAAAGGCTGATATGAATTTTCGTACACGATTCAACCACATCCGACTAGTGGAAGGAACAGACCCGAATGCGACCGGTACCGGAATGGGAGGCTCTGAAGGCCAGAATGGAGGCTCAGAGGCCACGGCACAGCAGGAGCCGACAATCACCCAAGCCCAGCTCGACGCCATCATCAGCCGAAAGCTCGCCAAGGAGCGAGAAAAGCTCGAAGCAGCCCAGAAAGCCGCGGATGACGCCCGAAAGCTAGCGGAGGAGACCGAGGCGCGCGTCAAGGAGGCCCGCGAGAAGGGCATCAGCATCGGCCTGATGCAGGCGAAGCGCAACGCCATCGCCGAACAGTACGGGCTGAGCGCCGAACTCCTGCCGGAAGACGAGACCCGTCTCGACGAGTTCGAGAAGCAGCTCGCGGCGAGCATCAACAGCCGCACGCGCGTCACCCCCGTGACCGTCGAACCGGCGTCAAAGGCACCCGACTGGATGGGAGCCGCCCATGCGTGACGTCCGAATCCTGAGCATGATGATGCGCGACGAAAGCGTTCCAGCGACCCTCTCAATCATCGACGACGACATGGTGGTAACATCACCAATGGAGTTGGATGAAAACGAGAAGGACAGGCTGGTAAAGCGTTTTGCCGAGCATCTTTTGCAGCTGGGACTCGCGATGCACGACTGGAAGGAAAAGAATTGACCGACGAACTGAAGCCGCTCGCCACCGTCGAAGACACCGAAGCGTACCTGCGCCACAAAGTGCCAGTAGACCTCGTGGACTATGAGGAACGCAAACGCGGAGCCGCGTCCAACGTGCTCCGCATGATGTACCGCAACCAAGGCGACGATTTGGACAAGCTGGTCGAGGAAGACCCGCTCACCCGCCAGATGGTCGCCGACATCATCGGCGTCAGCGTCTCGCAGGACGTGAGCCGCAAAGAGTCCATGTCCGAAAGCGACACCGACCTGAGCGCGTTCAAGACGTTTACGCAGACCGCGGGCGGCTACAGTTTCACCGGCGAATGGCGAGGCAACACGGACGACGTGTTCTTCACCAGCAACCAGCTCAAACAGCTGGGCATCGGACGCCCCACCATAGCGAGGTTCCAAATCTGATGCACTACGGACTCAAAACACACGAAATCACAGTCACCACCGGAGACGGCCAGCACACCGTCAAAGGCATCGTGACCGCGAACACCACGAGCGAGAACACCAGCGAATTCGACAACATGACCGAAGTGGACTCGCTCACCATCCACGTGGCCGCGCCCAACACGCCGCCCGAAATCGTCGGCGGCGAACTCGAATACCACGGGAGCCTCTACCACGTCACCTCCATCAAACCTCCGATAGACCCGGAGAACAGGGTCATGTTCAACCCGTTCAAATGGAGCTTCAACGCGAAGCAGGTGCAATACTGATGGCGAGGCTGAAAGGCGCGAAAATCATGGTCGCCGCACCGAACGCGGCCACCAACCTCGTCATGCAGTCGGCGGGATTCCAGCAGGAGTCCCGCCGCGTCGCATCCCGAATCATGCCGCAGCTGCGGATGGACTCGTACAGGGGCAACCCGCCGACCATGACCACATACCGCACGCTCAGCACGTTCAACGGAACGCGTCGAGCTGGAACGGAAATCAAATACCATGTGACGCCGCACTCCGGCGACACGCTGAAAGGACTCGGACTGTGAGCAAGGACAACGAAATCGTCAACGACATCATCGACGGACTGGCGCAACGGCTCGACATGCGCGTATACGACAAGTATCCGGCCGTGAAGGATGCCAGCCAGTATCCGCTCATCATCGTCACGCGCCAGAACGCGTCGGACATCACCCCATACATTAGGCACTTGGACATCGCCATCACCGTGGTGACGCGCGAACTCTCAGGCGGAGCCGACAACACGCTCAGCGCCGAAATCGGCGACGCGCTCACCGACTGGTACAACCAGAGCCTCTGGGACATCATGGGCACCCCGCTGCTCAACACGACCGACACCCAGCCGACCAAGGACGGGCGCGCTTCCACCGTCTACGACTACCAGCTGGAGTATCTGAGTTGAAGAGCACACAGGAGTCCGTCGAAGACCTCATGGAGATACTTTCACCGGCTGCCAAGGACATCATCACCGACGGGCAGGTGCGTCAGGCCCAAGCCGCCGCATCCAGCGGCGACAAGCACATGGCCGGGAAGGTCTTGGGAGACATCTGGAAGCAGGTTGCGGAAAAATCCGCTGGACTGGGCTTAGAACGGCTCGACTCCGACGCCTTCGGCAAGAAAATCGGCTGGCTCCTGAGCCAGCAGCGTTCCGACAAGACCGTGCGCGACTTCCTCGCGAAATACAAGCGGGAACTTGCCATACAGCCGATGCAGGAGGCGACCGACAACCTGTTCGCCATCGACTCCACGACCGAAGTCGTGCGCGAGGCGGTCGGCGAGACATGCCAATGGTGTCTCGAACGGTGCGGGATATGGCACCCGTACGACGCGAACCATTACGGCGTCTGGGCGAGACACGCCGGATGCGACTGCAAAATCTACGTAAGGAACAGCCTCACATGACCCCGACAATCAGCAACACCGACCCACGGTATGAGGAAAGCCCCACACGCCGCACCATCATGAAGGCCGAAATGGTACGATGGTATCGAGAACAGCACCGACAAATGGCCGAACAGCTAAGGAGGATTTATGGCCGGAAAGACTGAGGAAGCCCTTTCAAGCCGCATGGAACAGGTCAACGGGCTCATCGACAAGGCGTACTCCGACATGGAGGAGTACACGCGGAAGGCCGAGGAGACCGAAGACGACGACCGCCAGTACTACATGAGTATGGCCGCGAACGCGCAAAGGAACTACGTCAGCTTCATGCAGCTTCTCATGACCATGACCAAGAACTTCGACGAGGCGGTGAAGGTGGACTCGCACAAAAGCAGAACCACCGCCACCAAAGCTCCGAAAACCACTCTCCAGAAACTCATCGCGAAGGAAGCGAAACGCTCATGACACTCACCACAGTGGACGAACAGGCAATCTCATTCCCATGGATTGAACTCGTCAAGAACGCGTACGCCATGCGCGTGCGCGTCACCAACTTCAGCGCGGTCGGCAAACGCAGCTTCACCCGCATCCTCGCCAAAGCGGTCGGCGGAGCCAACTCCTACTTCCTCATGCAGGATGGCGACCCGCTCAGCGTAGACTACCTACCCTCCGCGGAACTTCCGTTGGAGAAGGTCGCCGCCGTCGGCTTGGACGGCCGATGTTATGACGAGAACGCCGAGGAAATCGACGAAAACCTCCGATGCCTCACCCTCAGCTACGCGCCCGTCACCGACCAAGCCATACTGCTCGCACAGCGCGCCATGGTCATCGAAGGACTCATCTCCCAGAACCTCGAACACCTCATGCTGCCGGAGCCCGTCGTGGTCGGCACCTCCCCGGACGTGGTAATCAAGACGGACCCGAACAAGAATCCGGCCAACTGGACGAAATTCGACGCCAACGACGACCACGACACCATCGTCCGCCCGGAAGTCAAACGACTCAGCCAGTGGGACAACGGACAGCTCAAAACCCTCCTGCAAAACACGGCATTGAGCTTCCAGATGGAGACCGGACTCCCGCCGCAGGACGCGCAGATTCTGGACACGCTCGGAGCCACAACGCAGTCGCTGGTGTCGAACCGCGAAAGCTTCGTCAGCCGAATCTACATCATCAAACAGGATTTGAACGCGGTGTTCGAACCATTGGGCATCACGTTGGACTACGAGCTGACGTTCCCGCAGACCGCGCAGGATATCGCATCAATCGGCGACGCCTACGGCAAGGGCGCTGACGCAGACGTACTCAAGAAGTATCAGGTGGTGTGAAATGCTGGTAAAGAATCCAAACTGGAGGGCTGCGGTCCGACCGCAGTCCGACGTGGCAATCATGGCCGCGGAATACGTGAACTGGGGCCGCGGGAACGCAATCCTCCCGTTTCAGGTCGAATTCCTCAACAACGCCTTCCAGCGCAAGAAGGACGGCACTTGGAAGTACAAGCGCGTGGCGCTGAACATGCCGCGTCAGAACGGCAAGACGAAAATCCTCACCGCACCAATCCTCTACTACCTGTTCGTGCTCGGCCTGAACGTGCTCGTCACAGCGCACGAGCAGATTGCGGCCAACAAAATCATGGAGGATTTGAAGGACGCCATCGACGCGAACCCGGAGCTGAAGGCCGAGGTTACTCACTTCAGCACCACCATGGGCCGCGAGCGCCTACAGTTGCGCAACGGCGCGTTCGTCCGGTTCCGCTCCCGCAAGAGCGCTTCCGCGGGCATGGGCGGCACGTTCGATTTGGTCATCTTCGACGAGGCTCAGGAACTCCGCTCCGAATACGAGGCGATGATTTCGAAGACGTTGAAGACGCGCCGCATGGCGATGATAATCTACACTGGCACCCCGTTCCTCCCCTCGTCCATCGGCGACACGTTCAACGTGTTCCTCGACAACGCGGAGAACGACGATATGTCGTATGCAGTGCGCTACGGCATCGACGACGAGACGGCGGACATCGAAGACGAACAGCTGTGGGCGCTCACCAACCCGCTCTACCCGGACGTTATTCCACGCGAGGCGTTCCTCACCGACGTGGCGATAGCCAAGCAGGGCGGCGCGGACGGCCTCATAGACTTCCGCATCCAAGACCTCGGCCTGTGGTGGGCGGACAGCATTCCGCCCGCAATCCCGACGGACCTGTGGGACAGCGCCTACTCCGACCTCCAGCATGACCGCGACACGCTTGTCTACGCGCTCACCTTCGACCCGGCCACCAGCACGCTTGCCCTGTCCGTGGCAGCAAGCACCGAAGAGGTGACGGTCGGCTCGAAGCATTACGACAAGTGGGCGTACATCATCGGCGAAATCGTGGACGAACGTCCCACCACCGAATCATGGCAGTGGGTCGTGGACGAGCTGAAGACGCGCCCACGCAAGACCACGCTCATTCTGGATGCTGGCGGCTTGAACAATCCGATAAGGGACATGCTTCCGCGCGGCCTGAACGTCGTGCAGCTGACTGGCACCGAATTCCTCGCATCCCAGCAGGGATTCCTCGACCTGCTGGACGAGGGACGCTTCAAGCATACGAACAACCCGCAGCTGACCGCGGAAGTGCAGAACGCGCAGAAGCTCAAGTCCGGTTCGGATGACCAGTGGAAGTTCGCTCCGATACGCAAGACCGAGACAACGGCCGGTCTGAAGGGCGTGTCCATCGCCGCGTGGTATCGCGGCGTCAACCGTCCGAAGGAGCGCAAGGTCAGGGAGGTGATTGCCTGATGGGAAAGGATACGGGCCTCTACCACCGCAACCGCACCATCCTGCGTGAACGCACCAAGCGTACGGGAGCGCCCTGCTATTATTGCGGCGAACCGTTCTACTGGGGCCGCAACACGGCGCATCCGCTGGCGTTCACCGCGGACCATGTGATACCGCGCGCGGCCGGTGGCAGCGACAGGATGGACAATCTCGTCCCGGCGCACATGCAGTGCAACCGCGCCAAGTCGGACCACATAGCAAGTCCGGCGACACGCCGAACGCGAACAGCGACGAGAAGGTGGTAGAATAGGAACCATTGCGCAGCAATGTGCAGCTCCTCTCTTGTGACTCTGGTTTGCACGGCACCCCGTTTGACGAAAGTCAGACGGGGTGTTATGCTATGTCTTGGAGACGGTCGGCAGACCATTGAAAGCTTCTTCCGCCTGCCAAAACCCGACCGTCTCCACTAAAACGTAACGACTTGAACCGCCCCGCACAGTCGTAAAACAATGCAGGGCATACCCACTGGCGACAGCGGGGTCGAGGCGCACACAGCCGGAAACAATCGTGGTAGAGGCCGAGTCGGGGCCGCAATGAAGAAGGCCGACATCACCAACCACGAAAGGCAGTCATGTCCCTAGCGACAATCGAACTTAAGCCGGGCTTCGTAGACCGCAAGCTGATTTCCGACCAGCCCGCGGCCGGAGCCATCGCCAAGATTTCCAACAGCACCCCAATCGACCTCATCGGCACCCAGATGCAGACCATCGACTTCTCCGGCGAGATGGGCATCTTCGGTGAAGGCGCAACCGGCGAGACTGAAGCCGAAAAGAAGAAGAGTTCCAACGATGCGACCAACGGCGTCGTGACCATCAACCCCATTACCTTCTACATCTCATACCGTTTCCCGAAGAAGTTCCTCCAGCTGTTCGGCGTTGACGGCGCATACAATCCGACCGACGCCACCTTCCGAGCCGGTTCCCCCCAGACCATGCTCCAGAGCATCCTCGCACAGCCGTATCAGGCGGGCATCCTCGACCAGTACCGCACGTACGTGAACCGCGCAATCAGCCGCGCCCTCGACTTCGCGCCCATCTTCGGCGTCAACCCGGCCACCAAGGCCGCGTCCACCGTCGCACGCACCAACGGCTATGTGCTCGACAAGGCCGGAGACATCAGCTACACGCCGGGCACCGGCGCGGAAGCCGCCACCGCGTTCAAGCAGGCCGTGCGACAGGTCGCCGCACAGGGCGACGCGTCCGCTCAGGGCGTCACCACCTCCGCCTACTTGGCCGCAATCGGCGACGGCCTCACCACCATTGGCACGCCGACCCAGTACGCGGCCGACGTTCCGCTAATCGGCAACATGGTCAACCTCGGTGGCGTCACCCTCGCCGCCTCCAACACCGTGTCCGACACCGCCGCGGCCACCGGCTCCGGCCAGCTGACCAAGAAGGTGCTCGATGCGGTCATCGGCGACTTCGCCAACCGTTTCGTGTGGGGCGCAATCCCACTGTCCGGCATCGAAGTGTTCGACTCCGGCAACCCGGACAACTCCGCCGAAGGCGACTTGGGCGCGGTCAACAAGGTGATGCTCCGCACCGAAGTCGCAATCGGCTGGGGCTTCATCGGTGGAACCAGCAAGTTCTACGCCATCACCCACACCACCGAGTGACATTACCCGCATATGAGGGCGGCGACAATGCCGCCCTCCCCACCGATTAGAACGTTAACAACGAAAGGAAAATGAGATGGGCGCAAAGCAGTCTTCCGCAAACGTGACATTCTCGAAGCCGGGCGCGAGTGCCAACAAGTCCGGCTACATCTGGGTCGCCCCACTGGGCACCGCAATCCCCACCGACGCAACCACCGAACTTGGCGCCGCATTCGTCGGCCTCGGCTACCTGTCCGAGGATGGCCTGACCGAACCGGCATCCCTCACCGCAGGTGATGACATCGTGGCCGCTGGCGGCGATACCGTCGCACAGGCCGACCCGACATTCTCGAAGACGTGGACGGGCACCTGCATCGAGGCGCTGAACGAAGACCTGCTCAAGGTCGCCTACGGCTCCTCTAACGTGACCGTGACCGCCGCGACTTCCAGCAAGGACGGCACCATCACCGTCAAGGAGCAGGCCGGAGACCTCGAACACCACGTCATCGTCATCGACGAAATCCTGAAGGGCGGACGCAAGCGCCGCAACGTTATGGCCGACGCCACGTTCCTCATCACCGGCGACATCAGCCACGTACATACGGCTCTCGTGAACTTCGAGTTCACCATCAACGCCTATCCGACCGCCACCCAGCCCGCACAGACCCAGTACATCACCATCCCAAAAGCGTAAGCTCTCCAAATCTAACGCTGACAGTCACCGTCACTGACAAAGACGGTGGCTGACGGCGGTGCGGTGTGGATTATCGGTGACTGGGGCCAGCCAAAACCCGGATGGCGAGAATCCGGAGTGAAGATGACGAAGGGTGAAAATGGCGTGTACACCGGCGTTATCACCCGACCGAAAGGCACGGCATTCACTCTGAAGGTCATGAAATCCACAGTTGACGGCACGAGCGGCGGTAACAACGTTTGGAGCGCGACACGTTATACAAGCGTTCTAAACTCGGACAGCCGCTACGATTTTGGAGAGTTCACCGACAATCTGGTCCCCAACGGCAGTTTCGAAGATGGCGATGTGAAGTGGACGCCAACTGGTTGCATCATCAAGCGAGACTATGCAATGAATGGCGGCTATTTCCTTGGCGTCGGCGACCAATATCCGGCCAGTGCGACTTCAGACACGTTCGTCATCCCGCCGAACCAAAACTTAAGACTTTCGGTCTACATGTATAGTTGGGAACTTGATGGAGCTGGTGTCATCGAGGTAAAAGACGTTGATACGCAGTCCGTCCTGTTCAAAACCGAACTAAGCCCGAAGGTCGTTTACAACTGGGATGCGTTCTCCGGAACGGTCAAGACAGGAGGTTCGCCGGTGACGGCTCAGATTGTCTGCACGAGTGTCGGAACAAGCGCACATGGCTTCGACAAAATGTCGCTTGTCATGCCGTGACAGCCACATTGGAACCATACCCCACATGCCATCAATTGACCGGCATGTGGGGTATCCTTATAAAGGAACACAACCCGATACGAAAGGAAAACCAATGGCAAAACGCAAGCCCACCATCACCGTCGAAGACTTCAACGACGATTGGGCGGACGCCTATGCGAAACTGCTCCGCAACCGCAAATTCCAACAGGCAATCCACTCCGAAGGCGTGGAAGACAGCATGGAGGCAATCTGGCTCGTGGACAAGCTCATGCGCGGCGTCCTGAAGGAAGACAAGTACGAGGCGGTCATGGCCGCGTTCGACGACGACGTGCTCGACGCATGGGAATACCTGTCGGGAAAATTGCCGACGCTTTTGGGTTCCCAGTCGAAAGACTGACGTATGCGCTGAACCCGGACAAGTGGGACAGCCAAATCTTAGCTGATTTCGCAAGCCAATACGGCAGCCCACGACAATACACCCTCATAGAGAGAGCGAAACTCATAGGCACGTTCGGCGCGACCGCCCGACTGCTCGATATCATCCAACAGTCGACGCTCGCCCCCTACTCCGGCAAGGGGCAGAAGCCGAAAAGCGTGTTGCCGGAAAACCAGAAGGACACCAAGAAGGAGGATTACGAACTCGATTCGATGAACACCGAAGACATCAACAAGGCGTTGGGTCTTCACCGAAAGGAATAGCAGATGGCAAAGGGCAGCATCGCGACCGCATGGATTCAAGTACTCCCGTCGTTGGAAGGCTTGCAGTCCGCACTTGTCAAGGCAAGCAAGGGAGCGGTGCTCACCCCAGCCGTCCAGCCCAAGCTGGCGTCCGGCACAAGCCGACTCTTCACTTCGCACGGCTTGGGCATGTCCAAACTCTTCTCCGGCTCGTTCAATAAGAGCCTCAACCTGCAAGGCGGCGTGAAAGGCGCGCTCAGCGGCGTGTTCGCCTCCTTCACCGCCGGTGGACGTCGTTCCGCCAACGCCTTCGGAAACAGCTTCGCAAGCCTCGACATCGGCAAGTATCTGAACACGGCCGCCGCCATCGCCGCGGTCGCATCGGTCGGCAAGGCCGTCAAGGGCGTGACGTCCAACATCATCGAAATGGGCAACCAGTGGGGCCAGACCACCGCCATGCTGAAGAACGCGGTGGGCAACGCAGGGGACTATAAGGACTCGCTTGAGACGTCGCTGAAATACGCGAACCGGGTCGGCGTGACCACTGACGATTTCGTCCAGTCGGCCGCACGTCTGCGCACGCTCGCGCCTGAAGTCGTGTCCAATTACGGCGATGCCGCGAAGTTCACGAAACTGCTCGACATGAACATGATTAGCACCGGCGCATCCACGCAGGAGGCGTCCAGCGCCATGCGGCAGATTACACAGGCGTTGGGCAAGGGCATCGTCAACGGCGACGAGCTGAATTCCATCATGGAGAACTCGCCGCAAATCGCACGAATGCTCGCCAAGCATCTTAACGTGTCCGTGGGCGACCTGAAGCAGTTGGGCAAGGAAGGCAAAATCAGCGGCCAAGCCCTCTATGACACGGTGCTTGAGAACGCCGACGCCATCGAAAAGCAGTTCGCCGCCATGCCTGTCACGGCAGACCGCGCGTGGAACAGCATCAAGAACACGATTGGTGTAAGGTCCGCCGAAGCCGCCACCACATTGTCCGCGAACGTCGGCAAGGCGTTGACCGCCATCTCCGATTCGGGCATGGTGGATACGTTCGGCGAAATGCTCGCAGGATTCGTGCCGTTGTCGAACGCCGCCTCCACGCTGGCCGCCACATTCATCAACCAGCTGGCCCCGGCCGTCAACAAGGCGTTCGACCCGAAGCAGGTCGAACAGTTCCTCGCCCCATTGACGAATCTCATCAGTCTGAACTCGCAGAACGCCAACCTCCTATCCTCCTTGGGCGACATGCTGAACACGGTGGGCGTCATCGGCACCACCGTCTTCAGCCTCATGGTCGCCACGAACGACCGGTTCGCATCCCGCATCCCGTTCATCGGCCGCGCGCTTGTCGGCGTGAAGAACACGCTTATCAAGCTCGGTTCCAGCTTCACCGGCACGTTCGGAGCCGCCATATCCGCATCCGCCTCCGTCATCGACAAGCTCGCGGCAATGGCGGGCGCGCTGTCCAAGACGCTGGCGGAATCGACGAGGGTGCAGAACGCGCTCGGCAAGTTCAACGTGGCGTTCGAGGATTTGGGTACGTATGCGTTCGGCTTCGGCGAGAAGGGCGCGGCTGGCTTCGATATCGTCCAGAAGGCCGCGACGAACCTGCTGAACGGCGTGGGCCACGTGTCCGACAATGTGAAGCTCCTGCAAAGCGGATTGAACGCGATGGGTTCCGACGCCGACGCGCTCCCCGAAGCCTTCCTCAAGGCGTTCGAAACCCTCGGCAAGGAGATGGACGCCGCCGCGAAGAAGAAGGCCCCGTCCCTCGTTCAGGCGTTCCGTGACATCCGCGCCGCCGCCGACACCATCGTCGTGGACTCGGACATCTACCGTTCGTTGGACGCCGCAGGACAGGACGCCGACGTCTACCGCGACAAGCTCGTGCAGGTGGGACGTGAGTTCAAGGAGCTTACCGGTCTCAAGATTCCGAACGCGTTCCTCCCCTTGGTCGGCTCCGCAGTGTCCGCGTCGGACAGCATCATGCAGACGTTCGGCAACCTGAAGACCGGATTGTCCAACTACGCCGCGAACACGGCACAGCAGTGGGCACCCGTCAAGGACATCCTCGCCGAAATCGTCTCCAACGCCAAGACGAAGATTGAGGTCCTGCGCGCCGACGTCGAATCCGGCGTGCTCTCCATGGTCGCGAGCGCGAAGGGCAAGGCGTCCGAGTTCAAGGCTGTGTTCGCCGAGATGCTGGATACGACCGGCATCAGCGCCGCCATGTCCCAGCTCGGCTCCACGGTGGGCAACGGCCTGTCCCACGTCAAGGGCGTGCTCGCGTCGTTCGGCTCCGAAGTGGCGTCCACGCTGTCCATTCCGCTCCAAGGTCTTCCCGAAAAGCTTTTCGGCTCGTTCAAGGGTGTGAATCCGTTCACGCCGCTGACGAACGCCGCGAAGACGTTCGGCACCGGACTGTCTGCCACGTTCGGCGGAGCCGTGTCGCGTATCGTCGGACGGTTCAGCCCGCTGGCGTCCGCAGGAAAGGCCGCGTTCGCCACCATCGGCTCCGCCGCGCTGAAAGTGTCTTCCGGCGCGTTGAAGGGATTCGGCGCGGCCGTGAATGGGGTCGGCGCGGCAATCGGCAAGATTGGCGGCATCGCATCCCAGTTGGGCGTGACCGGCGCGATATTCACCGGCCTTACAGCCGGCTTCCAGACGCTGTTCAAGCTCGACCCGTCCCAGATGACAGGCAAGTTCGACGAATGGCAGAAGAGCCTCGACAACACGCTCACCGGCATCCAGACGAAACTGCCAGCCATGGCGAGCGCGTTCGCCGCGGCCCTCCCGCAGATGGTGTCGAGCGTCACCGCCGCGTTGCCGGGCATCGCCGACGCTCTTATGAGTGTCGGACAGACGCTCGCGCCCGCGTTGATGACGGTACTGCCGCAAATCACGCAGGCGTTCTCCGACATGTTCGCGCAACTGCCCGGACTCATCTCCACCTACGGCCAGCCGATGCTGGCGGCGTTCGGCACGCTGTTCGCCACGCTGGCGGGCCAGATTCCGTCACTCATGACCTCGCTCGGACAGGCGTTGGTCGCCGGTGTGCAGGCCGCGTTCAGCGCCATCAGCGACAGCAGCGGTGCCATCGCCGGATTCATCAGCGGATTCGGCGCGTCCTTGGCCTCCGGCATCCAGACGCTTGGAGCCACCGTGGTCGCCGCCCTCCCGTCCATCGGACAGAGCATCGCCTCCGCGCTTCCGACGCTTATCCCGGCGTTGATGTCCGCCATCACCAGCGTGATAACGTCGCTGGCAGCCGCATTGCCGGGCATCGCCGTCGCAATCATCAACCAGCTGCCCGCAATCATCGGCGGACTGGCCTCCGGCATCGTCAACGGTCTACCGACGCTGATTGGCGCGTTCGTCAGCGTGGTGACCAGCATCGCCGCGAACTTCCCGTCTCTTTTCATGGCCGTTGCGGGCACCATTCCGGCGATTATCGGGAACATCGCACGCCCGTTCGCAGGATTGGGCGGTAGAATTCTCGGCTATGTCAGAGGCATTCCGGGCCAAATTATCGGCATGTTCGCCAGTGCCGGCTCGTGGCTTATCAACTCCGGTGCGGCGTTGATGAACGGCTTCAAGCAGGGCATCCTCGGCGCGGTCGAAAGCGTGAAAAGCGCAGTGAAGGGCGCGTTGCAGAAGGTTCGAGACTTCTTCCCGTTCTCCCCGGCAAAGGTCGGCCCGTTCTCCGGCTCCGGCTACACCAGCGTGTCCGGCGAGCATCTGATGCGTGATTTCGGCAAGGCCATCGGCGCTCAGGGCCCGTTCGTGCGCGGTCAGGTCGATGACGTGCTCGGCTCCTTGGATTTTGACCAGATTGACACGGCCGACCTCGGCGTGGTGTCGAAGCCGCGTCTCGCCGACTATACTGGTATGGTGGCGGCGGCACAGCCCACCGGTGGCGTCCACATCGACAACGTGGTGGCAAGCCCGTTGAGCGACGTGGAGCTGGTGGCCCGCCGATTCGGATACGCTTTGAATAACGAGATGATTGGAAGTGTCAGACCTTGAGCACGATAACCGTCACCGTCGGTGATATCACGCTTTACGGCGATGCCGGACACGAGTTCACGCTGGTGTCCATGAGTGGATTCGACGACTTGCCGTCGGCCAAGACCGAGCAGGATGCTTGGGCCAGAGCGGACGGCAACGCCGTTCCCGGCACAACATACTATGATGGGCGCACCATCACCATCAACGGATACTATGCGACCACCGCGGTCGAGGATACGGACGAGATGATGCGCCGTCTTCGCGGCATGGCCGGACGCATGGTGACGGTCACCGTGCAGAAGGGCGCGGGAGTCGCATTGTCGTGCGACGCGGAACTCAGGTCGATGACGGTGGACGAATACCGGTATCGCGGCAAGGCAGCGTTCCAGATTGGCTTGCTCGCGCCATCCCCCTATCTTTATGGCCCGCTGCACTCGCAGACGGTCGGCGTGCCTACCGACGGCGAGGGCATCACCGACCCGCTGACGGAACCGTTGTCGGAAGGCGAGGTGGGCAATCCGGGACGTGTCGCCATCACCGGCAGCGGTTTCGCGCCGACGCATCTTGTCGTGAAAATCAGAGGCGGATTGTCGGAAGGCGTGCGCATCCACTGCATCGAGACGGGTGAAGCGGTCGAATTCCACCGTCAAATCAACCCGGACGAGACGATGGTGTTCGACTTCGACGATGAACGAGTCCTGTTTCAGAACCAGTCGGATTTGAGCATGTTCCTCACCGAAGAGAACTGGTTCCGCCCTTACGGCGACGCGACGATACAGTTCACGCCGTTGGGCGTGCAGTCGGGCACCCCGTCTATGACGGTCGAATGGAAGGAGGCTTGGAGGTGAGAATCTATCTCGCAGACCTGCTGACCGGACGTCGCATCATCCCGCTCCCGCACACGTCGGCGGAATGGGAGATGAAGCTGAACGACACGGATTCGCTCACCGTCAAAGTGCCCATCTACGCCTCGTCCGACGATGCGCGCACCCAATATATCGCGAACGACGCGCGACTGCTCGACCTGCGCAACACCGCGGCCATCGGCAAGACGGTCATGGTCGCCGAGGATGATGGGCTGACGGTCGGCGGCGTTCTCATGCGCCGCGACTATGACGCCGATTCGGGCGTGCTGACCTTGGTCGCCTCCGGCATGTGGACATATTTTGACCATCGCACGATTCTTCCGGCTAAGGCGATGGGCAAGAGCCTCATCAAGTCCGACGGCTCGCCGGACACGCAGTATGACACGCATTACAAGAATGTCACGTGGAACACGGTCGCGCGCAATCTCGTCGAACAGGCGATGAGCTGGCCGCACAGCCATGTGCCCGTCGTGTTGGAGAAGGCGGAGACCGGCAAGTCGGAAGCGAACTATCAGGCCGTTGACCTCAGCTATGTGGGCGAGGTGCTGACGAACATCACGAACTATCAGAACGGCTGCGACATCGGCTTCTTCCCCACGCGCACGGCCGACGGCCTCGGCTACGAGTGGCATATGAAGACCGGACACCCTTTGCTTGGCGGCGAGACCCACTATTTCAGCGCGTCCGCCATGCAGCCGGGCATCGCCTCCCTGTCCGCGACGGATGACGGCGACAAGCTCGCCTCGCTGCAATGGTTCACGTCCGGCAAGTCCGATGACAAGACGCTCGTCGTGTCCGCCTACACGGACATTCTGGAGAATGCTGGAGCACCAATCTGGGAGAGCGTGGATTCCAGCCATTCGACGGTCAAATTGCAGAACACGCTTCAGGCGTATGCGAATGAGGCCGCCGCCGTCTACTGGCAACCGGTGTCGTCCACGGAGGCGAAAGTGCATCGCGGATACCTGCATTCGGTGAACCAGACGCTCTCCAACTATACGGTAGGCGACTACATCAGGTTCACGACGAAGGGCGACTGGTATTATGTGGATGGCGCGCACACGCGGCGCATCACCGGCATCAAGGCCGATGAGAGTTCGAATTGGATTACGTTCACGTTGGGTGACGTGTTCGACGGTGTGAAAGTGACGGTGGAATAATGGAAATCGTGGTGCATCAGGGAGAGTCGGCGGACGGCGCGACACCGGTCGCCGACGATGACGGCGTGCTCGACGTGAAGAATCCCGCTCAGGCGACCAACAAGCTCGTGTCCACGTTGAACGAGTATGGTCGCCGCCTGCGCGAATTGGAGAAGCCTTCGGGCTCGCAGTTGACTCAGGCCATCCAGAAGGTGCTGGACATCAGCGCTAACATCGACCAGACAGTTACCGCGTCCATCAACAAAAACTCGTATGACCGTTCGACCATCGACGCGAAGTGCAACGCGTGGAATTGGGGAGTGTTGTCCACCGACCGTGGCGGCACGCACACGACGAACGCCTACAACAACCTGTTCACGGTCGGCCCGTGGCGCGCGGTGTGGGCGTTGTCTGACGGAACGATGGGCACGTCGCAGTCCAGCCGCAAGGTGAAGCAGGATTTCATGAAGCCGGAAATCACGTTGGAGCAGATGCGTTCCGTGGATTGGACGCTCTACCGTTTCATCGACGATGTGAACCAGCGCGGCGATAGTGCGACCATCCACATTGGCATGATTGCCGAAGAGCTGGATGACAACGGCTTGGGGCAGTTCGTTGAGTATAATGATGATTACGAGCCTGTCGGCATCAACTATCCGATGCTGGGCGTGTGGGCCATACATGAGGCGCATCTCGCCCATGACCGTATCGACCGGCTTGAGGAACGTTTGAAAGCGTTGGAAGGAAAGATTGATAATGGCGTTGAGGAATAGTATCTTCGCAGTGTCCGGTAATGCGTCGTTTCTGGATGCGCGCCGCGACATGAGCGGCCTGTTCGTCTGCGATAAGACCACGATGCTGCCGATTGCCGGTATTCTCGACCGTTCGCAGGATAATCTCGTGACGGGCAATAGCAATTCCATGAGCGTGACGGTGCATCCGTTCAACGCGGTGCTGAACCGTTATGGTGCGCTGCTTATTCAGAACGATGGCAATGTGAAAGTGCCGTTGAATGCTGCCCCGTCCGCCAATTCGCGTATCGACGTGGTGTATGTGAAGCAGCATGAGACGCGCCCGCCAATGTCGGATGATTCGGATTTTCCTGTGTTCGGAGTTATGAAAGGCGTTGCCGCCGCGACGCCTGTGGCTCCCAGTGTCCCGGGTGGCGCTTTGGCTTTGGCTCAGGTGCTGCTTCCGGCTGGCGTGTCGAACACGGCCGCCGCTGGCGTGGTCATCACGCAGACGTATATCGGCGCGGCCATGAAGGGTGACATGCTGCGTGTGCAGACTTCCGCCCAGCGTGACGCGCTCACCACAGTGCCTGAAGGCACGCTGTTGCATGATGTGGCCGATAATTGCGATTATGTCAGAAAAGACGGCAAGTGG